CATGATGACTTGCCCGATGCTTTGAGTTATATTGACCAATTGGCTGTAACATCTTACTTTGAGGCCGAAGAAGATGAAGAGTGGGAGCCTGTAGACATCATATCGGGGGTTTAATGGCAACAGATAAGCAAGAAAAGCTAGAGCAAAATGAGTTTTATGAGCCTACTGAGGCTGATAAAGAACTGACTGATTTTGTTACTGACCATTGCAACCGCTGGCGTGACTACAGAGATACCAACTTCCTCCCAGATTGGCTTGAATACGAGCGAATCTTTCGTGGTCAGTGGGCATCTGAAGACAAAACCCGTGAGTCTGAGCGTTCACGCATCGTAACCCCCGCCACCCAACAAGCTGTTGAGACTCGCCATGCTGAGATCATGGAAGCTATCTTTGGTCAAGGCGAGTTCTTTGACATTCAAGATGACATTCGGGATGTGAACAACAACCCCATTGATGTTGGAGTCCTAAAAGCCCAGTTGATGGAGGACTTCAAGCGGGACAAGATTCGTAAATCCATTGATGCCATTGAGTTGATGGCAGAAATCTACGGCACAGGCATTGGCGAGATTGTTGTTAAGACTGAAAAGCAGTTTGTACCCTCTACTCAGGCAATTCCTGGGCAAATGGGCCAAGCCGCCATTGGCGTAGTGGAAAAAGACAGGATTTCAGTCAAGATTTCCCCTGTTAACCCCAAAAACTTCCTTTTTGACCCCAATGGAACCTCAGTTGATGACTGCATGGGGGTGGCTATAGAGAAATACATCTCTATTCACAAGATTGTTGAAGGCATTGAGCGTGGTATCTACCGCAAAGTAGACATTACACCCACCTATGAAGACACTGACCTAGAACCTACCCAAGAGGTAAGCCAGTATCAGGATGAAAAGGTGCTTTTGCTGACCTACTATGGTCTGGTTCCCCGTGAGTACCTAGAGAACCTTGAAGAGAACAAGAATATTGTTGATTTGTTCCCTGAGAGTTCTGCTGCTGAAGAATATTCAGACATGGTTGAGGCCATTGTCGTGATTGCCAACGATGGGCAGTTGCTGAAAGCTGAAGCAAATCCTTACATGATGAAGGATCGTCCTGTTCTGACCTACCAAGATGACACTGTTCCCAATCGTCTGCTTGGGCGGGGCACAGTGGAAAAAGCCTTCAATATGCAAAAGGCTATTGATGCTCAGATTCGTTCTCACTTGGATTCATTGGCGCTAACCACCAGCCCCATGATTGCAATGGATGCAACCCGTCTGCCCCGTGGTGCTAAGTTTGAAGTCAAGCCTGGGAAGGCAATTCTCACCAATGGCGCACCTTCAGAGATTCTGTATCCTTTCAAGTTTGGGCAGACTGATGGCAACAACCTAGCCACTGCCAAGGATTTTGAGCGAATGCTCCTGCAATCTACGGGAACTTTGGATTCTCAAGGCATGGTCAGTGCTGGTGCTAGAGACATGGGCCAAGGCGGTATGTCTATGGCAGTTGCTACCATCATCAAGAAGTACAAGCGTACTCTGGTGAACTTCCAAGAAGACTTCCTGATCCCCTTCATCCAGAAGGCGGCTTTCAGGTATATGCAGTTTGACCCAGAGCGTTACCCCTCTGTAGACATGACCTTCATTCCTACTGCCACCTTGGGCATCATAGCCCGTGAGCATGAACAACAGATGTTCATTGGTTTGCTCCAGACCCTTGGCCCCAACACTCCTGTGTTGCCATTGATTCTGAAGGGTGTTTTGGCTAATTCTTCACTGACCAACCGCTATGAACTGATGGAGCAGTTGGACAAAATGAGCCAACCCAATCCGCAAGCAGAGCAAATGCAACAAATGCAACAGCAGTTGGCTATGCAAGCTGCACAGGCTCAGATTGCTGTTAATACAACTCAAGCTGAACAAAATCGGGCAGAGGCTCAGAAGTTGTCGATTGAGGCTCAGTTGATGCCCCAAGAAGTGCAAGCCAAGAACATGGCGGCAATGACTAAGAACCTGCCAAATGAAGATGATGCAGGGTCTAAAGAGTTTGATAAGCGGGTTAAGATTGCTGAATTGATGCTCAAAGAAGCTGACATTAAGAACAAGTCCAAGATTGTTGAGTTGCAAATGGCTGACAAGAAGGGCAAAATGTCGAGCGTTGAAGATGAGTTTCTCAATCGTCTTTCAAGGGAATTGACCTAAATGGACATTGCCGATCTTGAGCGTAAGCTAGGAATTGATGGAATCTCTGCTGAACAGCAGATGGAGATCATTACTGCTTTGCAACAGTCTGCCGCTGAAAAGATTGCCAAGGCTAAGAGCGAGTCTATTGGCAAGGGCGCTGAACTTGTTATCCAAGGCTTGAAGAAGATTAAGTCAGACATGGAGCAAAAGTTTGCTCAGTTGAATGGCGAGATTCAGAGCAAAGTTGCCTCTGTACAAGATGGACAGGATGGCAAGAATGGAAAAGATGGAAGAGATGGCAAGCAAGGGCCAGCAGGTTCAAGGGGGCCAGCAGGAAGAGATGGTGTTCCTGGGCGTGATGGAGTCGATGGCGATAACGGCACTGGCGTTGCCTCTGCTCGTATTGATTTTGATGGTAGTCTTGTTATCGTCCTTGATAATGGTCGTGAGATTAATGTTGGTGAAGTTGTTCCTTTTGATGTTGCTGAACGCATCAAAGTCATTACTAATGGTGGCGGCACTTCTCAGTCTGTACTTGATACTCTGACAAGTCTCCAGTCTCAAATTACGGCTCTGTCTGGATTTGTAAACTATGAAGGCACTTGGAACGCATCAACCAACACGCCTACCCTTGTTTCTAGCGTAGGAACAAAGGGAGACTACTATGTTGTCTCTGTAACAGGTTCAACCAATCTCAATGGCATTACCACTTGGACTCAAGGCGATTGGGCCATCTTTAATGGCACTGCTTGGGAAAAAGTAGATAACACTGACCTTGTAACTTCAGTTGCAGGGCGCACTGGTGCTATTACTCTGACCACTGCTGATATTGGCGGTTTAGGGACAATTGCTACCCAAGCGGCAAACAATGTCTCTATTACTGGTGGTTCAATTACAGGTATCACAGATTTGGCAGTTGCTGATGGTGGTACGGGCGCATCTACTGCTGGTGATGCCAGAACCAATCTAGGACTGGTTATTGGGACAGATGTTCTGTCTCCAAGTGGCTCGGCTGCAAGTCTGACCTCTTTCCCCACTTTTAACCAAAATACCACTGGCACAGCATCTAATGTGACGGGTACTGTTGCGGTTTTGAATGGTGGTACAGGTGCAACTACTACATCTGGAGCCAGGACAAATCTTGGTTTGGTGATTGGTACTGATGTGTTGGCTCCCAATGGGTCAGCGGCATCTTTGACCTCATTTCCAACATTTAATCAGAACACCACAGGAACTGCGGCATCTACACCTAAACTCTTGAGTACAAACTTCACGATTGAAGAAAGTGGTGGTAAGTTGTTGTTCAAGTATGGAGCCACGACTATTGCATCAATGTCTTCAACTGGAGTCATTACATCTGTGACTAACATAGTTGCAAATGGAACACCTTAAAGGAAAGTAAATCATGGCAACACAAATTTCCCTCAATGATGGCGCAATAGCAAGTGCAGGTGCATTGGCTATTCAGACCAATGGAACCACTCAGGCAGTAAGCATTAGCACTGGTCAAGTTGCAACTCTTGCACAGAATCCTATTCTTACTAGCGGCACAGCCAATGGCGTACCTTATTTGAACGGCTCCAAGGCGCTAACTACGGGTAGTGCGTTGGTGTTTGATGGTACGAATTTAGCTGTTGGGGCTGCAAGTCCTGCGGCTAAATTTGAAGTATCTACTGGCGCAGGAACAAAAATGCGCCTTACATCAACAGCGGATAACAACGCTGATATTGATTTTTATACTAACAGTGTATATCGAGGAATTATTGAATTTAATTCAGTTGGAGGATTGATTTACACAATTCCATCTTTACCATTGACTTTTGGTACAAACAACACAGAGCGTGCCCGTATCGACTCCAGCGGTAACTTGCTGGTGGGGACTACGAGCCAAGTTTTAACTTCAAAAATATCAACTAATTTTACTGGCAATAATTCTAATGGCGCAACTTTCAACGATACTGGAAATGGTAATGGCGCAGGATTTATTATCTTTTCTGAGAGTGGAACTGCAATAGGAAGCGTATCTAGAGTAGCTTCAACATCTGCTGTTGCATTCAACACAACATCTGATTACCGCTTAAAAACTGTTACTGGTGCTGTGACAGGTCAAGGTGAACGCATTGATGCTCTTAATCCAGTTGATTACTTATGGAAAGATGGCGGTCAACAAGCCCGTGGTTTCTTGGCCCACGAATTTCAAACAGTTTATCCAAACAGCGTTACTGGTGACAAAGACGCTGTAGATGCTGATGGAAATCCAAAACATCAATCTATGCAAGCCGCAACTTCAGAAGTCATTGCAGACCTTGTTGCTGAAATTCAATCCCTTCGTAAACGCCTTGCCGCCGCTAACATCTAATCTTTAAAGGAATAAACCATGTCAACAATCGTTTGGAACATTTCCCAACTTGACCGACAAACCTCAGATGGTTTTGTTACCACCGCACATTGGCAAGCAAATGCAACAGATAGCGATTACTCTGCATCTGTGTATAGCACTTGCTCATGGAGTGATGGAACTGCAACCATTCCCTACGCCTCTCTGACCAAAGAAACTGTCTTAGGATGGATATGGGCCAATGGTGTGGATAAAGACGCTGTAGAGGCTTCTTTGAATGCTCAGATTGAGTTACAGAAAAACCCTGTGACCGCCACTGGCGTACCCTGGAATTAAAGAATGACTCCTGAACTCCAGAAATATTATGAAAATCGCTTCTCAATGATGGGAAGTGATGGGTGGAAAGACTTGGTGGAGGATATTGACACCATGATTGCATCCTTGAATAATATATCTGTGATTTCTGATGAACAAAGCCTACAATTCAAAAA